TGGCATGGTGGTTGGGGTCAGGACCGAGTGTTTCTACATACTATAGCAGAACATTTTCCAAGATTCGAATGTACTAGAAAATATACAGTCAACTATAGAGTGAATGGAAATCCTGGTTCAGTTACACCAGAATTTTTTGAGAATGGTAACAGAGTAATGAATGAAAAATATAATGGAGAATTCCCATGGCAAAAAGAGATTTAATTATTGGTGGTTTTAGTGGTTATAATTTTAATCAGTTAAAACCTTGGGTCAAATCAATCTGTGAAGTTTCAGATGAGAGTATTGATAAAGTAGTTGTTGCAGCTAACGTTTCAGATGAAACTGTTATCCAACTTTTAGAACACGGTTTTCAAGTTATTAAATTTGACTTGGATGCTAGAATTCCAATTCACGTATTAAGATTCTTACACATTCATAAGTTTTTAAAAGAACGTGGTGACAACTATCGTTTCGTTGTAACAACTGACGTAAAGGATGTGGTCTTTCAACGTAATCCATTTGAATTTATGGAAAAACTTTTGGATAGAAAAGGTTGTAGACTTGTTGCTGGTTCTGAAAGTATGTATTATAAAGATGAGCCTTGGGGTAATGAAAATTTAATGCAAACATATGGACCATATGTACACGATTTGTATAAAGACAAAGAGATTTACAACGTGGGTGTACTTGGTGGTTACTCAGATTATATGAAAGATTTAATTTTTCATATATTCACTAACGGAATTAATCGACCAATTCCAATTGTTGACCAAGCGGTATTTAATGTATTAATTCAAAGTTATCCATATAAAGATTGTACATATCTAGCAAAACAATATAATGGTTGGGCTTGTCATGCAGGAACTACAGCTGATCCAACCAAAATTGAAAAATTTGTTCCACTATTAACGGAACAGGTTCCAATTTTCGATAATGGTATTGTTAAGACTTGTGATGGTGCTGAATTTTATATCGTACATCAATATGACCGTGTTCCTGAATGGAAAGAACATGTTATGAAAAAATATGGCCAAGATGATGCGGCCGAAGTATTTACATATAAGGTATAAAATGAATTTTGAACAAATCTATGAGGAAGCCTGTGCAAAAGATACAGATATACATGAACATCTACCACTACTGGCACAACTATCTTCCGAGTGTGAAGTTGTTGTTGAACTAGGAGTTGGTTGGGCTCAGAGTACCCGTGGTTTTCTACGTAATGACATTGAGTTGCATAGTTATGAGTATCAACCACTTCCAGGCGTTCCTGAGTACTTCCAAGAAGCCAAGGATGCAGGCCGTAGAGTAACACTACATGTTGCAGACACCAGAGAAGTTGAAATTCCTGAATGTGATATGTTATTTGTAGACAGCCTACACGTTTATGAACAAGTTAAAAAAGAACTAGAACTTCATGCTGATAAAGCTAAGAAGTATATTGGTTTCCATGACACAACAACATATGCCGTAAATGGTGAGTTTGGTGGTCGTGGAATCTGGCCTGCGGTACAAGAATTTATTGATTCACATCCAGAATGGGAAATGATTGAACGCAGAACTAATAACAATGGATTAACGGTGTTGAAACGTGTCTGATATTTCTTTTTTTCATATTGCATCAGTATATCCAACGGCAACAGCAAACGTTGTAAGGAATGTAAGAAGCCATCATCCAAATAGTTTCTACTTTTTGGGTGTTGATGGTACTGATAATTTCCAATATGTATCTGAACCATATAAATTACATTACAGATACTTCACTAAACGTGTTGGTGGACCTGTTGGTGATTATGGTTATAGACTTGATGGTGTACTAGAATTCTTTAGTCGTTTCAGAGAGGCTTGCCTTAATGCTAATACAACGCATATAATGATGCTTGAGGATGATGTATATTTGACCAAGCCAGTAACAATCGAAAAAGATTGGGAGATGGCTGGTCATTACATTGCTCCTGGTAATCATAATAAATTGCATCCAGAACTAATCAAAAGAATTGGTGAATTTACTGGCCAAGAATGTAAGAATGATTATTATGGTTGTGGTGGAGGTTCTATCTTCTGTGTATCAACATACTTGGCTAATTATAGTAAAGTTGTTGAGTGGTTCAAACAAAACTTTGATGAAATACAGGCAGTTTATCCAACCATTGGATACAATGACTGTTTCATGGTTGTTTACTATTTGTTATGCAACAAAGGATATACTGTTAATCCAAGACTAACTGATACACACAATCATAAACCTGGTTTTGATTATGAAAGCTTTATAAGTAATTTATCACCTGAAATTGAAATCGTTAATAACTATAAGAAATATTACTATGAATGACATTACTATTGTAACAGCCTTCTTTGATATTGGTCGTGGAAACTGGACACCTGAACGTGGCCTTCCACATTATCTACAAAGAAGCAATGATACCTACTTTGAGAGATTTGCACACCTTGCAAAATTAGAAAATGATATGGTCATCTTTACCTCTGAAGAATTTGTTGACCAAATTAAAAAAATCAGAGAAGGCAAGAACACAGAAATTAATGTCGTTGATTTCCCAACACCTTTTATGGAATTTAGAAAGCAAATTCAAAAGGTCCAAGAGAGTGAAGATTATCAAGCACTAATTAATCCTGCACAAATTAAAAATCCAGAATACTGGAATGCTGATTATGTTTTGGTTAATGCATTAAAGTCTACATTTGTCAGTAGAGCAATTCAATTGGATCTAGTAAAGACGGACTTGATTGCATGGTTAGACTTTGGTTATTGCCGGAATGAAGAAACACTAAATGGTGTTACACATTGGAAATATCCTTTCAGTAAAGATAAGATCCATGTTTTCAATCTAAAAGATTATGTTGAAGGCACATTCATTTCAGATATTATTGCAAATAATGATGTTCATATTACTGGACCTTGTATTGTGGCCGATAAAACGATGTGGCCACTTTTGGAAGTTTTGGTTGTACATTCTGCAAAAGAATTAATTAAAAATAATTCAATTGATGATGACCAGACACTATTGTTGATTTCATATTTGTTGAGACCTGAATTGTTTGAATTACATAAGGTTTCAAGTGAAGATTGGTTTATTGTGTTCAAGGATTTCCATGAAGATTTATCTTAATTGTACTGCAAACCTAGGTGATTTTGTACAATCACTTCCAGTATTATCTGGTCTTGTGCAGAAATATGGTAAGGTTGATTTTGTTATTAGACATGAGATGAAAAAGTTTAAAGGCATCAAAGAGTTTTTGATGTACCAAGACCTTTTCAATTCAGTAGAGTTTGATGATGATGTTTTTCTCTACGGTGAAATTGTTATTCTTAGTTCTTGGACTAGAGAAGACAAGAATGATCCTAACCGACCAATCGAAACTTGCCGTTACGAAAACTGGTTAAAAGATAGATATGGCTTACAGTTTGATGTAAATGATAACTTCGAGATAAAGTTTCCTCATACTGATGCATATATTGGTGACAGTTATTACGTTGGTGACCGTTGGGATAAAGAAGATATCGATGCACGTAGAGAAACAAATGTGTTATCATATTTGGATGGTTACGATTTTATTGACTACAATAAGGATATCTTAACGAATTGTTATATCATTAAGAATTCAAAGAAACCACTTATTACCAACTTTACCGGCATCGGAATGATTGCTGACCTGTTAAACAAAGAATGTTATGTTGTTTGGAAAGCAGAAGATTGGAAAGAAGAATTCAGAGTTGGTGATGATGTGTCATGGGACAACGGTAAGAATATCGAAAAGGTATTTGAAAAACATTTCTATTTGAACCGCAAAGCCAAACTAGTACACGCAAAAGACTTGAAAAAATTATTATGAATGAGATTTACAAACAAGTAAGACCAGGCCATTTATTTCAACATAAATTGACTGGCACACCACCAGATTATAGTTCGTCATATTCAAAAGTTAGATATGACACTTATAATACCAATGATGTAATGTCTGAATTGAGATATAATGTTATAAAAAATGCAATTGGTGAATTCTCATCGGTTTTAGATTTTGGTTATGGTAACGGAGCATTTCTAAAATATTGTGAATCTCAAAAAATATCTACTTTTGGTTATGACATTTCGGATTATCCTGTACCGTCAAATACAATTAAAGTTGAAAATCCAGATTCAGTAAGAGTTGATGTTGCTACATTTTTCGATTCGATGGAACATTTGTTACAGGAAGATTTAGTAACATTTTTGAAAAATAAGAAATGTGACCATTTTTGTATTTCGGTGCCTTGGTATCATACAAGTATGATTGATGGGTGGTTTAAAAATTGGAAACACCGCAGAGAGAATGAACATATCCACCATTTTGATGCAAATGGATTAATTGGTTTATTGATGGATGTTGGATGTAAGATTGTGTATGTTGGTAATCCAGAAGATAAGGTACGTACTCCTAATTCGAACCTACCAAATATATTAACTGTTATTGGAACAAGAAAATTATTATTATTAATATTGAACCTGGAACATTTGGTGGACCATTGAGAATGGGAGACCTCGTAGGCGTCTGTAACGTAGTTGCACACCTACGTGAGAAGAACAATGTTCCTAATTTGAAATTCTTTTTGAAACCTGGAACTATCAATCAATCTCAACATTGCCTCACGTTTCATAGTTGGTTGATTGCACATACAGATTATCTTTCTGCCTTTGAAGGCGACCAATCTTTATCTTGGCGCCGTGTTAATTTGTGGGACTACCGAGATATCTCTGGCGACCATGTCACATTTAAGAACTTTGCGGACCCAAAAAGAAAGATTGTGATTTGTCCAGTTTTTGATGCACCATACAATGGATACAGAAATTGGCCAAAAGAAGTTTTCGATAAACAGGTAAATTTCTATAATAGTGTCTGTGATGATTATGAAAAAATCATTTGCGTTGCGGATGAAAGTCTGTTACCATCTACTGTACCAAATAGTTTCAAAATAAGTACAAATTTATTAGAAAACCTACAACACATCATGGAATGTGAGAGATATATTGGTGGAGAAACAGGAACATCCTTGTTTGCATCGGCTTTAGACAGAGCTCCACAAAATTTGACATATTTATACTCCAGTCGTGCGCTTTTACATACTACACCGTTCCACGTTTTAAGTGGGAAAGGTCGAATTAAGAGTTATTGGTTAGACTTTGAGGGAACCAGCTGGTAAAACCCAACATTTTTTGTCACTATGTATCAAAGGCAACATTTCAGGAGTTTCGGACCATAAACTGAAATGTTGTATAAATAGTTCCTGAGCAACCAGAGTGTGTTGCAATTCTAGAAGGTAAATAAACAATGTTGACATTTAAATCGTTCTTATCTGAGGAAACCGACCAAGGTTCCGAGTTAAAACATATTCACCATGCTGAAGACCGTCCTTTGATGCACGGCCATGCTGGATTTGAACACGCATATTCAGCTTTACACAAAGCTCATGCACAAATGACTTCTGGTCATAAGAGTACCAATTTAACAATGAAATATGATGGTTCTCCATCACTTGTCTTTGGTCATCATCCCAAAAACGGTAAGTTCTTTGTTGCAACCAAGTCGGCTTTCAATAAGAATCCAAAAATCAATCATACTGAAGCAGATATTGATAAGAATCATGGACACGCTCCAGGTCTTGCAACGACACTAAAACATGCATTGAAACATCTACCAAAAGTTACACCTAAGAAAGGTGTATTCCAAGGTGATGTAATGCATCATGTAGATACAAAGACTTTGAATGAAAGTGTTTCTTTCACTCCAAACACCATCACCTATACAGCTCACGGAAAAGAAGCCGACAAGGCCAAGAAATCCAAAATTGGCGTTGTAGTTCATACACAATATGGTAATGACTTAAAAAGCAATACTCCACACGTGGACATGAGTAAGTTTAAAGAACATCCAGATGTTCATATCCATGGTGCAGAACACGACACATCAAAAGTCAAACATTCTCCTGCAAATGAACATGGTTTCCAAAAACACATGGC